CCCCTTCCACAAAATGAACCTAATCCAGGGCCGATAGCCCCGAAGCGTCCCCCCTGGGTAAACTCCGAGGGGAAGAAGGCGTGGAGGTATCTTGCGCCCAAGCTTGAGCGTCTGGGCTTGCTAACAGAAATTGACGGGGAAGCCCTGGCTTGTGCCTGTAACGAGTATGGGGAATATGTTTTCATGCGTCGGGAAATAAAGCGTAAGAAGAAAAGGACGTTCACAACCGAGAGCGGTTACGAAGCAGCCATCCCGGAAATATCAATTGCCAACAAAGCATTCAGTAATTTCAAATCCATGATGACCGAGTTCGGTCTGACCCCGGCCAGCAGGTCCCGAATAGACATTAAGCCCGGCGAGGAAAAGGACGACTTGAAGAGCCTGCTGTCAGGCGTGAAGTAAAATGTATTTTGACCAGGCCAAAGCTGACCGGGTGATTAACTTTATACGACATCTCAAGCACACTAAGGGCAAATGGCGCGGTGTGCCTTTTACGTTGCTGCCCTGGCAGGAGCAGGGACTGATTGACATATTCGGCACCATGCGGGATACCGATTTTAGGCAGTATAATACCGCATACTTCGAGATATGCAAAAAACAGGGAAAGTCTGAACTAGGTGCAGCAATAGCCCTGCAAGGATTATGTGCTGATGATGAGTGGGCAGCTGAGGTTTACAGCTGTGCAGCCGACCGCCAGCAGGCCAGTATTATTTTTGATGTTGCTGTGGATATGGTTGACCAAGAGCCGCAGCTGAAAAAGCACATCAAGCCAGTGTTGTCACAAAAAAGACTTGTCTACCTGCCGACCAAGTCGTTTTACCAGGTCCTGTCTGCGGAGGCCTACACTAAACACGGACTGAACGTGTCGCGGGTTATATTTGACGAGCTGCACGCTCAACCGAACCGGGGATTGTATGATGTCATGACGGAAGGATCCGGTGATGCTAGGACACAGCCTCTTTATATATTCCTGACCACTGCCGGAGACGACCCAGATCGCGAAAGTATTGGCTGGGAAGTACACCAGATGGCTGTGGATATTTTGACTAGGGTTAAGGCTGACCCAACATTCTACGCTGTGGTGTACGGCATCGACCTGGAGAATAAACGGATATGGACCGGTCGGGAGTATATAGCCGTTGATGAAATTGATTGGGAATGCGAAGAAGTCTGGAAGCTCGTTAACCCGTCCATTGACCATACGGTACCGATGGAGAAAGTAATTGACCAGTACACCCGGGCGAAGGGCAATCTTGCCCGTGAAAAGAACTTCCGCTGGCTGAGGCTTAACTCCTGGGAGAAAATCAAAATGTCCAAATGGCTGGGCCTGGACTTCTGGGACTTGTGCCGGGGCAAGGTTGACTTGGAAAGACTCAGAGGGCGCCCTTGTTATGGCGGCCTGGACCTATCCAGCAAAATAGACTTGACAGCATTTATCTTGCTATTCCCGCCTGACGACATAAACACCAAGTGGATAGTCCTGCCCCACTTTTGGATCCCGGAGGATCGGGTGAGAGAACGGGTGGAGACAGACCATGTTAAGTATGATGTGTGGGCGCAACAAGGCTATATCAAGACCACGCCCGGCAATGTTATTGACTACGCTTTCATCGAGCAGGAAATTATCGGCACTAAGGATTTGTACGATATACAACAGGTAGGGTATGACCCCTGGAACGCCATGCAGACGGCTATCAGGCTGGAGGATGCCGGCATTACCGTGGCTGAAGTTCGACAGGGTTTCAAAAGCATGTCGCCGGCCATGAAAGAAATAGAACAACTGGTGATGGGTAAAAAACTACTACACAGTGACCACCCGGTACTGCGCTGGAACGTGGGTAACGTTGAAGTCAAAACGGACGAAAACGAAAATATTCGTCCAGTTAAAGATAAAAGCATCGAGCGCATTGACGGACTGGTGGCGATGATAAACGGCATGGCCAGGGCGATGGTTTATGAGGACAAAATTTCAGTCTACGAGCGCCGGGGGATGAGGTCGTTATGAGGGTGGTGATTACTTGAAGTTTTGGCAAAAGGCTAAACTGCTATTCAGTAACTCGGCGTGGAGTGAGTACATCATGGCGTTTATCAGCGGTGATGATCACCCGCTTATTTCTGGCGCTCAGTATATTGGTCAAGATTCTGCCATGAAATACACAGCGGTGTTTGCCTGTGTACGGGTCTTGTCTGAGACGCTGGCTAGCGCCCCGATAATGTTATACCGCAAGAAGGAAGATGGCGAACGGGAAAAGCGAAACGATTTATCTGTTTACGATATCCTGCACAATAGACCCAACGAAGAAATGAGCCCTTTTAATTTCAAAGAAACGTGCATGGTGAATCTAAATACTGGCGGTAATGCAGTTTGTGAAAAACTGGTTAATGCTTATGGGGATATTGTAGGGCTCTATCCTTACCAATGGTCCCGGGTTGATATTAAACGAGATCCAGAAACCAGAAAGCTCATTTACAAAGTGAATGAATCGGGGCAGCAGCCGCTTACCAGGGACCATGTCCTCCACATACCAGGGCTAAGCTATGACGGTATTATCGGCATGTCGCCTATAGAATATGCCGCCTCAGCTATTAGGCTGGGGCTTTCTTATGAGCAGTTCGGGGTGAGTTTTTACAAGAACGGCATGAATCCATCAATCGCCCTGGAGTACCCGAACGAGTTGAGTGAGCCGGCTTATCAGCGCCTTAAAGCCGACCTTGATAAAAACTATGCCGGTATAGCCAATACCGGTAAACCGTTCCTGGCTGAGGGCGGCGCTAAAGTGAAAGAGCTGACTATTAAACCTGCTGACGCTCAGCTTATAGAGAATAAGCGTTTCCAGATTGAGGACGTGGCCCGGATATACCGTGTTCCACTACACCTGATACAGGAACTTTCTAGGAGCACTAATAATAACATCGAGCAGCAGTCGCTTGAGTTTGTGATGTACACCATGCTTCCCTGGTTCAAGCGCTGGGAGGAGAACATCAATATGCAGCTGCTGAACCCCATAGAGCGCAAGGCCGGGTTCTATCTTGAGTTTAAAATCGACTCGTTGCTCCGGGGTGATACTAAGAGTCGGTGTGAGGCTTATGCCCTGGGCAGACAGTGGGGTTGGCTCTCAGTTAACGACATCCGGCGCCTGGAAAACATGAACCCTATACCAAATGGTGATGTTTACCTTGAGCCATTGAACATGGTGGAAGCGGGAACCGTTGACAAAGACACCAAGGCCTTGGCCAAAGAGATTTACACAATAATCCAGAATAAAGCGGCTTAAAACTTAACAACAGACTAGCACTCCTTTTTAATGGGGTGCTTTTCTTTTGCACATTTCAGGAGGGTGGTGACTATTTTGAGATTTTGGAATTTCACGGAAAACAACGAAGAAGTTGAACTCCGCATAGATGGCGAGATCATTGACGACGGTTGCGCCTGGATCTACGAATGGTTCGGTATCCCGGTATCAAGCCCGAACGCTTTTAGGACCGCGTTAGATGAACACAAGGGGAAAGATATTACCGTTTGGATTGACAGCTGGGGCGGGGACACCACAGCAGCAGCTGGTATTTACAATGCACTGAAAGAACACGACGGCAAAATAACCGTCAAAATTGACGGCAAGGCCGTTTCCGCTGGTTCGGTTATCGCGATGGCCGGGGATGAGATAAAAATATCACCCCTGGGCATTATGATGATTCACAACCCCTGGTCCGGCGTAAGAGGCGAAGCTAAAGACATGCGGCATATGGCTGAAGTTCTTGATGAAGTAAAAGAAACTATCGTCAATGCCTACCAAATAAAAACCGGCCGCCCAAGAAGTGAAATTTCAAAAATGATGGACGAAGAAACCTGGATGAGCCCCAACAAGGCCCTGTCCGAAGGCTTTGTGGACGAAATCCTCTATGTAGACCCGGGGCAGGAACCCATTGAAAACTCTTTCATGTTCAGTCGTGTGGCGATACAGAACAGCGCATCCCTTGCCCTGCAGCGATTCATTGAACAATACAACCAACTAAAACCACCTGAACCTGAATCCCCGGTCGAACTGGTTGCAGAAGGAGAGGAGGTGGCAGCGGCAGGAGAACCAGATAAAACACTCCTGGCGGCCCGGCAAGAAACGCCGGTTGAGATAAACGACGTGTACGAAGGTTTAATTAAAATTACCGAGGAGGGACTCCAATGTTTAGGACTATGATTGAGGCGAAAATGAAAGAACAAAAGGCCCTGATTGAAGCTGCAAAAGCTGAAAACAGAGGAATGAACGAGGAAGAGCAAAATAAATTTAATGCTCTTCAAGTTGAAATCAAAAATCTGCTCGAAACAGCAAAGGCCGCAAAGGAGCTTGAGGCACAAGAGACGGTGCTAAACGCCCCGGTAAACACCCCGGCATTCGCACAGCCCAAAGCTCCGGAAGAAAAGAATAAATTCGCCAGCTTTGGAGAGCAGATGGCGGCAGTATATCAGGCAGGCAAACCGGAGAATGCCGGCAGGGTTGACCAGCGTCTTTTTAATGCGGCTTCCGGCATGAGCGAATCAGTTCCCAGTGACGGCGGGTTCCTTGTACAGCAGGAATTTAGCCAGACTATTCTTGAGCGTGCTTACAGCACCGGTGAAATCTTGAATAAAATCAGCGCAATTCCCATTGGCGCTGGAAAAAATGGGCTTAAAACGCCTTGCGTTGACGAAAGCAGCCGGGCAAATGGTTCCCGCTTCGGCGGCATCCGCGCATACTGGGAGGGAGAAGCCGATCAGATTACCGGTTCCAAGGCAAAATTCGGGCTTTTAGATCTCAGCCTAAAGAAGTTGACTGCGCTTGTTTATTGTACCGACGACCTGCTTGAGGATGCTATAGCCCTTGAAGCATGGTTGATGCAAAAGGTCCCCCTGGAAATTAACTTTAAGGTTGAGGATGCTATCATCAACGGATCTGGCGCGGGCCAGCCGCTGGGCATCCTTAATGGCGGAGCTCTTGTCCCAGTTGCCAAAGAGACCGGTCAAGTCGCTGATACCATCGTATTTGAAAACGTCAATAAAATGTGGTCCCGCTGCTGGGCCCCTTCGCGCAAAAACGCTGTTTGGTTGATTAATCAGGATTGCGAACCCCAGCTGAACGGAATGTCCATTGCTGTCGGCACCGGCGGTATTCCGGTTTACCTGCCGGCCGGCGGGCTCAGCCAATCCCCCTATAGCACGCTGTTCGGGCGCCC